TCCTTTTGCACATAAATTCTTTGTTATTTTAGGTGCTCCATAATAACCTTTTAAATTGGCATATTCCTTAATCACTTGTTGTAGAAACTCCACTTTGTTTTCAAAAGATTTTTTGCCATTGTTTTTCCAATAATGATACGAAGAATAATTCACATCAAGAGACTTACAAATCTCATAAACTGAATAATACTTTGAAAGAGTTTCTATACTTTGATAAAGATTTAATTGTCCTTTGCTAACATAATTAGTGTTTTTTTTAATATCTCATTTTTTCTCTTAAGATCTCTTACTTCATGTTCTAATTCACTAATTCTTTCTTCATTAGAAAGAGCACTGATTTCATAGACCTTAGGGCCTTTGTGATATGCAGTAACCCATTTTTCAACAGTTTTAAGAGGGATGTTGTACTCTTTTGCAGTTCTACTTGTAGATTTGCCTAATTCACATATATCATATACTACATTTGCTTTTAATCGCTTATCATATTTTCTGCTCATGGTTTCCTCCATTGGAATATTGATTTTATTATATCATATTCCTCCTGTTACTCTATCAAAAATATGATAAACTCTCATTTCAAACCACCTTAATCTTGATTTTCTTGACTTTGGCTTTTGTGAACTTGATTATCAGTTCATCTATAACGTCGGTGTACTTTCCTCGTGAGATGAGATCATTTCTCAAATCAATAAGGCTGTTGATGACTGTACGCCGTTCATCGGGTGATAAATATAAGTGATATCTCGGATTTCTCATTCTGCTACCTCCGTTTCATTTTGATGATTTCATTATAAACGGAGCTTACCCAAAAATCGAATATGTGGATAAAAAATCTTTTAAAGACAGAAAAACGCCGCTTCAGCTTTTACACTGAAACGGCGTTCTGTTTTTGTATCAGAGAACACATCTGACGGCAAATCCGCCGCTGAAAAAGTAGGTGTTCATCCAATACTTGTTTGGTGGAGGTGAGGGGTTGGAATACGAACTCTCCACCATTATCTATTTTCTCTAAATCACTACACAAATCATCATATGTAATAGTTTTAGCATCTTCTGATCCATTGAAATAAACTATGATTTTATCATCATATATGTAAATAGCATTAATTAGTGTGTCTATAATTTGTTTCTTAAAAATAACATCATTAATATCACCATTGATTATGTCATTGATAAAACACACAACATCAGATACAGTCATTTCAATAGAAGCTAGAGATTTTTCACGAGCAATTTCAATTTCTAAATCACTTAACTGCGTATCAATACTGTTAATTTTCTCATTAATAGTATTAAGAACTCGGTCATTAGATGTTTTGATAAGTGAGTTAGTAAGATTATCCAGTTGTTTTTCTAGTTCTTTTTTATTTGCTATCATTGAATCTATATGACCATTATGTAATTCAGAATTGTATAGCTTAACAACTTTCTTTGCGACTTTATCAATATTATTTTTATCAGAGAAAAATAGAATAGTTTGCTGGACTAAATATTTTTCCAAAGTCTCTTTGCCTTCTCTTTTCTTTTTGCAGTTCTTGTATTTTTTTTTTGAGTTGCAAATATAATAATGATATTTTTTACCATGACGGTTTGTCGCAGATTCACCAAGCATATTTTCACCACAGTAACCACAGAAAATTTTACCGGATAAGAGGTATTCAACTTTTGCTTTCTTTCTTCCAGCAGTTCTTTTGTTTTTAGCTAACTGTTTTTGTGCTAGTTCAAAAGTCTGCTCGTCAATAATAGCCGGTATGCCATGTTCAATAACTATATCTTCATACTTGTACTCTCCAATGTATTTCCTGTTGGAGAGTATTTTATTTAAAGAATTAAAAACAAATGTACTGCCATTCTTAGTTCTCCAACCTTTAGCATTTAGCTTATTTACTATTTCTTTTTTGGACGTACCTGAAACATATTCGTCAAAAATAAATCTTACAATCTCAGCTTCTTTTTCGTTGATAACATATTTCTTATCAACCGTATCAAACCCAAGAGGTACAGAACCACCAACAACTTGACACTTTAATGCTGATTCACGCATACCTCTTCGTACATTTTCAGATAGCTGTCTTGAATATGTTTCGGCCATAGCTTCTAGCATAGCTTCAAGTAGTACGCTCTCAGAGCCTTCACCTAAGTATTCTGTAACGGAAACAACTTTGACATTATTCTTTTTTAGTGCATTTTTATAAATAGCACTGTCGTATCTATTTCGTGCAAATCTATCTAACTTCCAGACAAGAACCACATTAAACTGATGATTATTGCTATCCTTAATCATCTGTAAAAACTCAGGTCTGTTGTCTGATGTACCACTAATAGCACGGTCTATATAACTATTGATGATAGTCATATCATTTTTCTTAGCGTATTCAGTGCAGTATCTAATTTGACCTTCAATGCTTTGCTCTTGTTGGTTATGGCTAGAGAACCTAGCATATATTACAGCGTTCATAATATCACCTTTTTTATTCCTTAATTTACAGTAAATTCAAAATATTTTGTTTGGTAATAATTAGAGATTTCAATGTCATATGTACCTGATTCAGTTTTTGTTCCAACTTTCCAAGACCAAGAAACATATCCGTCACTATCTGTTTCTTTAGAATATAATCCACCTGCAGTACTCTCGCCACTATTATAAGTTACTGTAATGTCATATGTAGTATAGGGTTCTCCTTTGATTTCTATATATGCTTTATCTCCAGGGTCAACATAATCAGTAATATCAATTAATTCTATTTCATTATTTACTTCTGAACTTGGTTCTGATGTTGATGTGTTTGTATCTAAATCAGTTGTTTTATTTCCGTTTGAACAATTAACAACAAAGAATATAATAAATCCAATTAAGGCAGAAGCCATTATCATTATTGATATGATATTAACTCTTTTTCTTATTTTCGCTACATTTCTTTTACTTTTATTTCCTTTTTTTGCATTAGGATATACAAGTAAATTTTTTGTTGGGTCAAAATAAAAGTTTAAACTTTCTGTTAGTTCTTTGTAGTTTTCAAGTATATAATCCTTTGAAGATTTAAAATAAAAATTTTTAATATAATCATAAATACCAGGAGAAATAATTTGAAAATTATCAAAAATAAATTTATTAGCATAATCTGATAATCTTGATAAAAGTAGTATCTGTTTATCTTTATTTTCGTTATTTAGTGTTATTAAATATGGATTATATTTTATAATTATTTTAAAATATTCTTCGCATCTTTTATAAATAAAGCCATTATCTTTTTCCTGCTTGGTAAGGAAATTTGATAATTCCTTTTTTATTTTATCAAATAAATCTTGTGAAAATGAATAATAAGACAATGTATAGAATAGTGCTAAAATAAAAGAATATTGCTCCCAAGTTTCTTTAGTGATTTTTTCTATTGATAAAAAATTTTTACTTGATTTTATAATGTTTGAAACTATTGATATTTCAATACCAAATTTAATTTTTGTTTCATTGGTTGACTTTGTTGTATTAGTTGGTTTAAATTCTTTTGGCTTTTCTTTTGGTAAATATGACTTAAATACCAAGTGATAATTTTTTAAGGCATCAAAAATATTTATCTCATTAATATTAAACGTTTCATAGAGATACTCGACAGCATAATTTGATAATTTTGACAAGCATAATAATTGATTATCACTATTATCACAATAAAGTGATATTAAATAAGGATTTTCTTCAATAATTTGTTTGAAATATTCCTCGCAGTGTTGAATAATAAAATTATTGTCATCTTCTTGTTCGGAAAGAGTATTAGTTAATTCTTTTTTCACACTTGCTAACATTTCTTTTGAAAAATAGTAATATGAAAGTGAATAAAATAAGGCAATAACAAAAGAATACTGCCTCCAACTTACCTTTGTAGTGTTATCTTTTAATAAAATTTCTTTACTAGATTTAATAATATTTCTAACGATCGTTCTTGCAAGAACACTATTTGGATATATGTCATGTGAAATACATGTATAATTTTCCATATTAAAATTCCTTCCGTAAAACAATTACTTAAAGTTTTGTATAAAATCTTTGAAAAGCTTAAAAACTTCTCTTTCAAGTGGGTGAGTGTACCACTTGTTTCTTTTTTCAAGTATTTGCATTCTCTCAGAACGAATTTTAGCAGATGAATAAGAGATATTACATAGTTTTGCTATTTCATCAGGTTTAATAATTCCTAGTTCATGCAACACACAAGCCGGAGATAATATATCTCTGGCAAAAATGTTAGCTGCACTTTCGGTAAAGTTGTTGTAGTCAAATGTTCTGTACTTCTTCGTATCAATTAGCAGATGACCTAAGAATATATGGCCAAGTTCATGTGCTATAGTGAATCGGTTACGCTGAACACTATCATTATCATTGTAGATAATATAAAACTTTCCATTTTGTAAAAATGAAATACCACTTTGATTATCTTCAAGTATATTAACATTACTGTTTTTAAAAATACTGATATTACATTGTTTTGCAATATCAGATAACTTTACTGGTAGTGAAGTTATCTTAAAATCAATCAAACATTGCCAAGCTGCATTCCTGGAATTTTTATAAATACCGTACATATAACCACCTCATAGGTAGTATTTCCTATGAAGTGGTTTTTTATTTGGTTTTATAAATCAATATCCTCAGGAGTTAATTTACTCATATCAGGTATTTCTTTAATTTGCATTGGTTCATTATCAGAACTTCTTGCAGCAACAAGTGTTGGAATAGTTTTTTCAGATACATCAATATCAAGCAACTTCTTAACAGCCTCTTGCATGCTTGGATTAGCACGATAAGCAAGAATTAATTGCTGTTCTTCATCTGTTAATAAAATTTGTTGACTTTTAGAATCAATATAATCATCATAAAATTTTTCTATATTAACATTAAGTTCATTACAAATTTTAAGAAGTAACTCAAAATCAATCTTCATATTATCTCTTTTAATAATTGAGTAAAGAGTTTGATTACTAACACCGATATTTTTTGCTAATTCATTAACATTAGTACCTTTTTCTTTTAATATTCTATCTAATGTTTTACCTATCATAGTATCACCTCTGATTAGATATTATCACAATAAATTGTGACCGTCAATAAAAAATTATGAAAAATCATAAAAAACTATTGACAAATTATGCAAACGAATATATAATCCAAGTATAAGTTATTCAAACGCATAAATTTAAGAGGTGATTTTATGTATACTAACTTAAAAATTGAATTAGTGAAGAAGTCATTAACTCAGAAAGAAATTGCTGATTATATCGGCATTCATGAAAACTCAATGGGAAATAAAATTTCCAATGGTTCATTTTCAGTAGAAGAAGCTTTTAAAATTAAAGCAAAATTCTTCCCAGAATGTTCTTTGGAATATTTATTTAAAAGAACTGCTTGATGTTCGACTTCACAGAACTTAAAAGTCGCATATCTGAAAAAGGATATACGCAGAAAGAACTATCAAAAGAATTAGGTATTTCTGAAAACACTTTCACAAGCAAAATGAAAGGTCGCTATTTCTTTGATACTAGAGAAATAGTAATCATATGTAATTGTCTTGATATATCGTTAAGAGATATATACAAATACTTTTTTGTATTAAATTAACCTAACACTTAAATTATACAAATATATTTGTATTTTGTCAATAAATATATACAGAATGTTGAAAATGTGAAGAAATATCTACAAAGAAAAGGAAAAGAGGTACTAAAATGAAAGCATTTATAGCTTACAGAAACGCAGACGGTAGCTTTGGAGAACTAGAGCCACTTAACAAGGAAGCAAAAGAACAAGAGAAAACATTCAGTGAAAAAGAAACTGATGCTTTTGCTCACATTGTTCTTGATGCAATGCTCAGAAACAAAGATAAAGTTAAATCTTAACTTTATCAACAGGACAAGCCGTACAGCAGTAAATGTTAGAGAAGCCTATGTGCTTGGTAATCTTTTGATTATCAAGCACATCAACGGCAGAAGAACATTTATTGACTATCACTCTATTAAGAAAGTAAGAAAATTAAGATAAAAGATAAGGAAAAGGTGGAAAAATGAATATTTCAGTAGTAACATTCGTGATTATGATTATCGTGTATATTACACTTGTTGCAATTATTTTTGCTTTGGCAAAGAAGTTGCTGATTTATCAAGATACATACAACAAGCTACTTGCTAAGAGCAAAGATTATTTGAGCTTATCAAAAAGGTGTAACAATACATCTAAAGAAATTAATCAGCAAAACAAAGACTTACTTGATAAATTAAATAAGTATTTTGAAAGAATAAGAGAACTGACCAAGGTTGCTGAACAGTTACATCAAGATAACTTTGAGCTAAGAAAAGAAATTAGAGAAGTAAAAGAAATGAATAAAAAACTTGAAAAGAGTATCAGAGCCGGTAAGAAGAATGATGAAAAAGATTAAGTTAATTGGTTTTATTGTTATGATAGTGGTTACCATTGTGGTATCACAACTTTATGGTATCACAATCTCAACAAAGAACGGTGGTGTTCTGTTGTTACCAGTGCTTTACTTCTGCTTAGTGTATGTAGTACCTCATATGGTTAGTGACTACATATCAGAGTGGAAAAAAATCATCAATGACGGTGAAGTATGCTTTACAAAAGGTGAAAAGTACCGTAGATGGTTTGAAGAAGCTATAGGCAAAGAAGTTGAAAGACTAGAAACTAGTCTTGAAGGTGAAGAAGTATCTGATAGCAAGTTACAGGCAAGTTAAAGAGAGGTGTAATAATGGATAAGTTTAATCAGCTAGAAAGTCTTGATAAGTTAGCATACACATTTGCTAACACAGACAAGATGATGATGGCATCATTAAAGTTTGAAGAAAGAAGCTATGTGACTACTTTAGCAAGTCTATATATGATGTATGACCTTGTTGGTACACACATAAAAGATAAGGTAGTTAAGATTAAGCAAGATGCACTTAGGGATTTTCGTACAATTCATTCAGAGTTGTACTTTGAGCGATTACATTACCAACAGTGGATTAACTCTATCAAGCATACTGAAAGACAGATAAGAGAGTTAAGAATATCATTAAAAGAAGGTAATGTTCATCAGTCATTAGAAAAGGCTCTTGATATTATAGGAACATTGTTAAAAGAAAACACATTGATTGACCTATATCGTTCTGTTATGCAAAGTGCAGTTACTGATAAAGAAATAGATTCAGCAGTAGCTAAGTATGCAGAAGAATATAATCTTGAGATTGACAGTAAAGATGTTGAAAAAATTATATACAAGTTTATTCAAAGTCTTGGTACACAAGAAGACCTGCTATGCTTTAAGTCTATGACAAAGGAAGAGATAGAGGAATTTTCAAAAAGACTTCCGAATAGAAAAGTGGAAGGTATAAAAACAGAAGTATCTGAAGAATACTTAAAAGCACTGTCAGCAAGTTAGCTGACAGTGCATATGGGATTGTTGAATAATTGGTAATTCATCAGATGAGCCGTTCGTGTCTGATATGTAAGTTCAAGTCTTACCAATCCCACAACCACCTCTGCAAGTTACTTACTAAAATCAATTTAAGTGTATCTCCTAAGTTCTAAGATAGATAAAATCCTTCACGCAGCAGAGGTTTATGCAACAAAGGAGAAGGTTACTACATATTCGTAGTACCTTTGTTGCTACAAGAAATGGAACTGTAGCATAAGTAATGCGATTAGATCATCCGTACAGTCTAATTATATAGGTGCAATTCCTATCAGTTCTAACATCTCCGTCTGCAGTTTCTATTATTATTTAATTTCTGACCTTTTCATAAAATATTTTTAAATTAAAAACAAAACTTAATGCCATTTCGTTTTGTTTTCCTTCGGTAAAAAGTTATTAACAAAATTAAAGTCCTTCACGCAGACGGAAGCCTTGAAGCAACGCAAGGCTAGGCCAAGGAGAAGGCTACTGTATAGTACCTTGGCCATATATGAGGTTTTAGTTTAGGGAAAACACTCCATAAAAAGTTATCGGTGTCTCGAACTGGAGAGAGCTGGATCATGCCCAGCAAACCTCACAAAATCTTGATAAGATGTTGTGACTGAAAATTATGGACGTTGTTCAGTCACAATATCCAACAGTAGTACAAGTAGTACAGCAGTACCCTGGCTGCTAATCTAGGTTCAACTCCTAGCTGTTGGTGGTTATTTCCTTATTTTTATTTTTTTATACTGACTTCGGTGGTGTAGAGATACACCACCACATCTGCAGTAGCCGTTGGGGTTTAGCAAGTTCAATTCTTGCCTACTGCCGGTACAGTAGTGGCTATTGTACCACACTCTTTTCTTATCTTTGTTAGACCCTATTCATCAATAATGGATAGGGTCAAAGTCAAAGGAGATTTAATATGAGGATTGAAAAATGTAACAAATATAGAAACAACAAAGTCACCTATGACGGAATAATATTTGATAGCAAAAAAGAAGCTCAGAGATACGCTGAACTAAAAATGCTAGAAAGAGTAGGAAAAATTAAAGAACTAAAAAGACAAGTTCCTTTCACTCTGATACCAAAGATTTGCGACCAAAACGGCAAGTGTTTGCAACGTGCGTGTAAATATTATGCCGACTTTGTTTATAAACTTAATAACGATAAATTAGTTGTGGAGGATACAAAAGGTGTCAGAACGGCTGAATATAAAATCAAAAAGAAACTGATGTTATATCAACATAACATCATTATCAAGGAAATTTAAGAGGTGTAATTATGGATCTAAAAAAGATTGTTAATCTGTGCAAAAAGCGAAGTGCTTTCTGCGTTAATAAGACAACTGATGATTGTCAATGGTTCGGTGATGGCCATGCTATGTTTTTATTGTCACCGGAAATTCCTTTTTTATCTGCTGATGTTATTAGTGGTTTGTATGAGCTTGATAAAGATAAGCTGGAACTAAACTACAAGTATAAGCTTCTTGATAGTGAATTACAGTTACTTGCTGATATATCAGAAGATGAAGAATTGTTAGTGCCACTCAATATAAATGTTATATACGGTGGTAAAACATTACTTCCTTTTAAATCAAGTCAAGGCTTAATTCTTATTGATATTGATTATCTTAAACCACTAGGTGTAAATCAGTATGAATTAACATTCACTTTGCGTAGCGAAAAATGCGTTGCAGTTAAAAAAGGAATGTTTGTGACGGCAATAATTACTGCTTTTGATTGCAATAGAGATGATGATTTTTTCGAAGTTATAAAACAGCTTTATAAGCTAAACTCTGTTAGTAGAGAAAAAGAGTTTATGAAGAATAAGAACTTTGATGAAATGGAAGGTGTAAATGATGTTTGCGATAACTGAAGAAGAAGTAAAAGCACTTTTTGAAAAAGAATTGGAAAGTGCAAATAAAGTAAATGAACAATTTAGTTCTTCACACGAAGCTTATGCAGTGGTGTTAGAAGAAATTGAAGAAGCAAAAGAATGTTTCTACAATATACAAACATTAATTGAAGATTTCTGGCATGGAACAAAAACAAATAATTTTGACGAAAAAATTATGGCTACTGGTAGACTAGAAACTAACACTATTGCACTTATTAGAGAAGCTGTGCAAATTGGTGCTATGTGCGAGAAACTATTTGGATTTCTAAAGGAGTAGTATATGGGAAGAAAATCATGTGAAGGTTGTCGCTACTATAAGGACGGTAACGGTTCTCGTAACAAGAGAAGTGATAGATTTTGTCACTATATGATTGAAACTGATAAGCCACGAAACTGTGACCCGGCAAAGTGCGACAAAAAGATAATTGATGAACCGTATCCTTATAGCAGGAGAAGAAAATGAATAAATTATTTCCAATTATTCTTATAGCACTTCAATTCCTTGCTTGCATAGGCTATGTAATAAGTAAAGATTATAAGATGGCCGTTTATTGGCTATCGGCTGGAATATTAAACATTTGTGTGACTTTCTAAGTCAAAAAGGAGATAACTATGGAACAAAATAATCTATGTAGAGTAAAAAACGATTTTGATAAAAGAAAAGATTCTTTAATCAAAATTAGGGATTTTTCAAGGGAAAAGGTTGATGACTTTGTTGATAAATATACAGGGAATAAAGGTGATGAGCATATTTTATTTAACTTTATTATAAAGTTAGAAATTGATTATGCTTTATTTCTCAGTGAAAAATATGCAAACCAAATAACAAATCATCAGAAAGACTATAACTACAAGACAGATAAGAATATCTGTAGAAAGTTAATGCTATATGTTAGAGCAATAATGAGACATAACGATTGTTCTCCTGCTGATATTGATATTTTTGAAGATTTTCAATTGCATTATGATTTAGACGAATTTAGTGAAGCTTATCTGGAATTTATTGAATTGCTAGAAGGTTTTGGTTATCAAGTAGCTGATGAAGAAAGAAGTTATTATAACGGAACGCACGAAGCATTTTCTAAATATGATGAAGATTAAAAAGTAAATAAAAATAAAGGCTCTGATAGATGAAAAAACACCTATCAGAGTTTATTACTATATATAGAAAAGAAAAATAAAGGGTTTAAATACCCTTTTTAAACCTTGATTAAGCGATTATTTTTATGACGATTTTTAAAAATAGGAGAATGAAAAAATGCACTGGTACAAGAAAATAATCAAGGCTGGACCTTTGAGAGAAGAAATAGTTTACAAGAGTATAAGAAAAATTAATAAACCTCATTCATCAAGATGCTTAGGCAGAAAAAGTAAATCTTCAGAAAAGCAAAGACTAAGAAATCTTATGGAATGTAAAAGAAGAGTTCAGAGATTAATCTGCAATAATTTCACAACTAAAGACTTGTATATTACTCTCACATTTAGAGAAGACATATCTGATGAAGATTGCCAAAGAGAATTTACAAACTTTGTTCGCAGATGTAAGAATTATTGCAAAAAACATATGAACAAAGATTTTAAATACATAGGATGTACTCAGCGTGGTGAGAAAAAAGGAAGATGGCACGCTCATGTTGTTATCAGTTACATAGAATTTAACATTCTCCGTGATAAGTTGTGGAAAAAAGGTGGCATTAAGATTGAAGGTTTATACGAAGATGGAGCATATGAAAGGCTGGCAAAATATATCACATCAGAGAAAACCGGTAAAAGGCAAATGAAACAATCAAGAAATCTTGTAAAGCCAACTGAAAGAGTTATTGAACTATCATCTACAGCAGCAATAGTTCGTAGAATAAAAAAAGGTCAAGCTATGAAACAACCTAAAGGCTACTTACCTCTTCTTGACCAGTGCTATACACACATTAATGACATAACAGGCGAATCTGTCAGAATGGTTTACATCAATAATGATTTCTTGTATGGGGGTGGTCGCTATGGCTCGGAGTAATACTGCTCAGTATAGATGCCTATGCCCTTGGTTCATTCGTGATGGAGTAAGAAACATAGACTGCGAAGCGTGTAAGGGTTTTGGTAAAGAAATAAGAATTATATTTAACAGTGAAGAAGAAAAGAAGGCTTTTCAAAAAGAATTTTGTTTTGACAGGCATACAGGACTTGATGACTTTACTGCCAAATACAAAAAATGTCCTTATGCAGAGTTGGCTGAATATATGTGGAATAAAAGCTAAACATAGTTTGGCTTATTTCTGATGTAAAAAAATTTTTTATTTTCCATATATAAGTAAATATATATAAGAGAAGCGTACAGCATTTTTCGTGTTGTGCGTTTATTTTTTTGTGTTTTGTTTAAAAAAATAAAAAGTTAAAATCAAAATGAATATATCGTGAGGTGCAAAAAAATGAAGAAAGGAAGACGAAAAGCAAAAGATAGTGTTAACTGGATAGAAGCAAGAAGATACTACTTGCAAAATGATGTAAGCTATCAAGATGTTGCGGAGAAATTCGGCACAACAAAAGCGAGAGTTGCTGAACATGCACGAGCAGGACCATCAAAAAAAGGTTGGGTTCTTCTTAAAGAAGAATTAAAAAATAGAATAGACACACAAACGGAACAAAAATTTGTTGAAAGACAAGTTAAAAGCAATGTGGAAAACCTTAATTCTGTGTATATGGTTGCTGAGGACTTGATAACAAAAGCTAATGAAGCAGTAGGTGAACTTAATAATCATCTAGTTAAAAGCAAAACAAAGAAGAAAAAAACAAAGTATTCAAATGCAAAAGGTAGAACAAATAAGGCTTTAAGTGAAACGGTAATTGAAGAAGAGAAAATCAAGTTTGTTCAAGGTGATGTTAACACGAAAAAAATGAAAGATATAGCAACAGTCATTGAGAAAGCTAAGAATATCTTTATTGAACAACCTTCAGAAGACAACGGCTCCGGTGTTATCATAATGCCAGAGCAAAAAGAATTAACACCACCTGATGATGAAGAAGGTGGTGTAAATGAGTAGTACAGCAGTATGGACACCACAACCTAAACAAATTGAAATGATGAAGCATGGAGAAGATGAAGGCTTTTACGGTGGTGCAGCAGGTGGTGGAAAATCTGAGTATTTGGTAATAGAAGCGTTGCGACAAGTCAATCACTCACAATATAAAGCACTAATTTTGCGAAAAACATTTCCGGAATTGCAGGAACTGCTAGAAAAAACTATGTATTACTATCCAAAAGCTTATCCAAGAGCAAAATACAACGGTAGCGAACATGTGTGGACTTTTCCGTCAGGTGCTAAAATCCAGTTTGGTTCATTACATCATCTAAAGGATAGATTTAAGTACCAAGGACAGCAGTACAACTTCATTGGATTTGATGAGCTAACTCACTTCCAATGGGATGAATATGATTTCCTTCGTTCAAGATGCCGTTCTAAAGCACCAGGCCTAAAGCAATATATCAGAGCAACAGGAAACCCTGGTGGCATTGGCCACGGTTGGGTTAAGAAATATTTTGTTCGAGCCGGTGAGCCAAGTAAAACTATATGGGAAAGTCAAAAGATACAATATCCAGATGGTCGTATCGAAAAAATGTGGCTATCAAAAGTGTTTGTGCCTTCAAGAGTTTATGACAACAAGATACTTCTACAAAATGACAAAAAGTATCTTGCTAGACTTGCGTTCATGGATGAAGCAAATCGAAAAGCCTTCTTGGATGGTGATTGGGATACTTTCGCAGGACAAGTTTTTACTGAATTTAAAATTGGCATAGGTCCTGAGCTTGATACACGAAAAGGAACACATGTTATTAATCCTTTTCGTATTCCACAAAGTTGGTCAATCCTTAGGTCTTTTGACTGGGGTTATACAAAACCATACTCGGTTGGTTGGTGGGCTGTTGACCATGATGGACGTTATTACAGAATTAATGAACTTTATGGATGTACAAATGAGCCAAATACAGGTGTTAAACACTCAGTAAAGAAAATAGCTAACCTTATCAGAGAAAAAGAAGAAACAGATCTAAACCTTAAAGGCAGAGAAATATATGGAGTTGCTGATCCAGCAATATTTGCAGACAGAGATAGTGGTAATTCTTCTATTCAATCAGACTTCGCAAAAGCCGGTGTCTTTTGGAGTAAAGGAAAAAACAATCGTCTGTTTGGTAAAATGCAAATGCACTATCGTTTGTGCTTTGATGAGAGAGGTATTCCAATGATGTATGTGTTTAACACTTGCAAAGACTTTATCAGAACTATACCCAATCTTGTATATAGTGAAGTATCTGTAGAAGATGTTGATACCACACAAGAGGACCATATCTATGATGAAACTAGATATGCCGTCATGGAAAATATTATCCCACCAAGAGAATCAGCTATATACACACCTATATCATATGACCCATTGTCAGGTCAGCAAATGTATAACGGTGCAAGAATTATTAATTATTGAGGTGTTTTATATGATACGAAAAGATAAAGAAAATCTTGATACAGCAGTATCAAAGGAAAACGAACAAGTAGATGATAAAAAGATAAGAGAAGTTGGCCGTAAAGGTAAGATTGATGATAATAGAGTGGCACAGTTTGCTGACATTCTATATAAATATCGTGATGGTAAGCAACTTCTAGATGAAAAAATTAAAGATAATTATGAATGGTGGAAGCAAAGACATTGGCACTTGCTCAAAGGTAAGCAAGTTGCAGAAGGTAGCAAAACTGTAGATATGGTTAATAAAGAACCTGAGCCTACTACTGCACATCTGTTTAACTGTATCAATAACAAGCATGCAGATGCAATGGATAACATACCTGAGTTAATATTTCTTCCGGTATCTAAAGATGATGAACAAACATGTTCTATCCTTAACAAGATTATTCCGGTTATTGATGAGCGATGTAAGTTTACAAAAACCTATAGTGAATGTTGGTATGACAAACTAATTGCCGGTGCTGGTATCTATTATGTTGGTTGGAATCAGGATCTATACTATGGCCTTGGTGATGTAGAAATTAAAAAAGTTGACCCACTCAAACTATTTTGGAAACCGGGCATTAACAATATTCAAGAAAGTCCTTACACATTCTATGTAGAAGAACTTCCATCAGCAGAAGTTAAAGAACTATATCCGTTTTTGACTATAACAACAGGAAACACTCTTGCACTAAAAGAACATCAGAAAGCTGAGCAAGATATTGAACAGGATATAGTTCAGCTGGTGCATTGTTACTATAAGTTTAATGGAAAAATTCATTATTGCTATTTTTGTTGTGGCCAAGTAATTTATGCAAGTGAAAATGATGATAGATTTAAGGATACAGGTTACTATCTTCATGGCAAACATCCATTTGTAATTGATAGTTGTTATTCAATTTATAATTCTCCATTTGGTTTTTCTTTGCTAGATGTTGAAAAACCTACACAGGAACTTATTGACAAATATACCCAGCTTACTGTTAAGAATGTTAAAGATAATGCAGCAGGTAAGAAATTCTATGATAGAAACAGTGGTGTAAATTTAAATGATTTACAAGACCCAGGCAAAGAATATGTTGCAGTAAACTCTATTAATGATGGTGTCATAAGGCATGTTGATGTTAAAGACATTACTGCTAATATGTCAGGTCTTATTAATAACAAAGTTGAAGAGATGAATGAAACTTCAGGTAATAGAGATTTCACGCAAGGTGGAACTGTAGCTGGTGTTACATCTGCATCAGCCATTGCAGCTTTACAGGAAAGTGGTAGCAAAGGCAGTAGAGATTTAATTAAAAACACTTACGAAGCTATGAAAGAACTTGGTGAGATGCAAATAGAAATATTACGTCAGCGTTATCAGAATATAAGATTTTTCAGAATTACCGGAACAGATGAAGAGTTTGACTTTGTTGAATTCAATAATCAAGCACTATTGCCAAAACAAGTTGATGAAGATAGCCAAGGTCAGCCTATTCTACATACACCGGTGTTTGATGTAAAGATTAAGGCACAAAAGCAAAGTCCGTTTTCTACAATGGCTAACAATGAACAATACCTAAACTTTTTTAAAGCAGGTATGTTCAATCCACAAATTGCAGACCAGGCACTATTATGCGTGGAGTTACTAGAATTTGAGGGAAAAGAAAATCTAATAAGAAAGTTGAAAGAAAATGGTACATTGCTACAAACTGTGCAAGAACTGCAGGGTCAGTTACAGCAGTTTAATAACATTATTCAAATATTACAACAGAGTCCACAAGGTTATATGTTGGTTCAGAATGCTATGCAACAAGTTCAGCAACAACCGGTTGAACAAATGAATATGGATACTAAGCGTGAAGGTGATCCTAATGCAAGTGTCCCTATCGAAACAAATTCAGTCGGCGATACTCAGCAACTACATAATTGGCAAGCTAAGAAAGCAGCAGAACAAAGTAAAAACCAAGCTGAACAAAAGTAAGGAGACAAAATGAAAGCTAGAATTGTAAAGCAAGATAAGAAGAAGGAATTTACAGAAATATCTGTAAACATCAATGAGAATAAATACTCGATTACTGCAGTTGGCCATAATCACCCTAAGATATGTGCAGCTATCTCATTCGCTTTGATAACATTAGCACAAGCACTTGAATTTCAGTATCAAGACAAGAAAATCACTAATCTTGTTACTAAGCTAGAACCTGGTAACAGCTCGATTGAATTTGAAGATGAAAGTAAAGATACTTCAGAAGCAAGGACTATCGTCAACACTATTGTTGATGGTTTATCTATGCTACAAATGGCTAACAATAGAAAAATCATAATGACTGGTAATGTTTTCGGTGGTTCAGCAGACGAAATACATAAAAAGCAGATAGAACAAATGAAACTAAGAGAAAAGTCTGTTTTAGAGTATATGAGTAAAAATAATGCTACAGCAGTAAAAAGAGAAGAAACAAAGAAAAAGTATGAGAAATATAAAATTGAACATCCAGGCCATGGAACGGATGATAGTGTAATCGAGAATGGTTATGATGAATTGATGAAGGAGATTGAAAGTAGCAATTAATAAAAGTGCATTGATTTTGTGAATGGCTACTGAAAATAGTTGTGTTTTGTTTGAAAAAATAATTAGTTATAATTAATACAGTGATATATGAAAATCACAGAAAGGACAATATTATGTTCATAACAAAAATGTCAAGATATATATACTCAATGAATTTAAGTCTTTTTGACGGTGCTGGAGCTGGTTCTGGTGGTGCTGGCAATGTAGGTGGTAATGTTGCAGGTGCTAATGGTAACGGTTCAAGTTCGTCTGGCTCAGTTGGGATGACCACAGCTCAGCAGAGAGAGGCTGAAATTAATAGTAGAATACCTTGGGACAGGTTGAAAAACGGTAAACCTGCAGAATTAAATGGTAGTAATCAGAAGAACGCCACTTCTAATGGCAGAAAAGGGGATTTCGCCAATCCAACCGTTAATCAGAATAATCAAAATATTAATGAAGAGCGTTGGAATGAAGTCAAAAAAGGTGAATTTAAAGACTTCTACGATAAAGATGTGGCTAATGCAGTTAAAAACCGTGTTGGTAATCTACATAGTCAGCTGGAACAGTCTAATGCAACCAATCAAGAGTTACAAAGCATTGTTGATGCTATTAAACTAAGATACCCTGATGCAGATAGTAATGAAGCTTTATTAGCTGCTATCAATGGTGATGATAGTTTAATAGACCAAATGGCTTTTGATAATGGCTTGACAGTTGAGCAATACAGAGAAAGTATGGCTCAGCAAAGACAGTTAAATGATGAGCAACAAGAACTACAGGAACTAAGAAGATGGAAAGAACAGCAAGAACAAAACAAAGTATATGAAAATCAACTACCGAAAGTTCTTGCTAAGTATCCAAACTTTAATATGCAAGAAGCTATACAGAATCCTACATTCGCAAGAGCATTGGCATTACAAAGAATGGATGGTAGTGAACCAAATCTTCTTGAAGCTTATGAGTTCGCTTATAGAGATCAGCTAATGGCACAACAGATTGACCAGACTGTTCAGATGGCCAATAGACATTTCACCGAACAGCAAATAGCAAATAGCTTGTTACCTAATTCTAGTATTACAGGTGGTGTTGCACCGTCAACATCACAGTTGACAAAAGATAAGTACGAACAAGCAAAAGCTTTGATGAAACAAGGTAAGTCAGCAAGTCACCTATTCAGATAGATAATTCCAATTCTCTATTAAAAGAGGAGAATTGATATGAAAACTTTTAAATTTACAATGCTACTAACTCTTTTTGATGTTACTATTGGACCCGGTGGTTTATATCAGGACAACGGCAATGTAGTTAATGCGATTTCAGTTAGTGCAAATGATTTAACGGTAGAACAGAGAATGTTCTACCATATGGATCTTGTAGAAATCCATAGTGCGAATCTAGTACATGAGCAGTTTGCTATGCACAGAAAAGTTCCACAAGGCAGTGGTCCTATCTTCTCTATGAGAGGTTTTGACCCTTACGAACCTGCCACTACACCACTTCAGGAAGGTGTAACACCTGCAAAGCCTAATAAGATGAAGCCATTTCAGGTTGTAGCTGAGATTAAATCATATGGTGCATTCACACCTCACACAGATTGGCTACATATGGTTGCAATGGATGATGTAGCACAGCAGGATATTAAGAAGCTAGGTATTCAGTCTGCACAGACTAAGGAGATTTTGATTAGAGATACCTTATCAGCAGGTAAGTATGTAATGTACGCACCGGTTGAAGCTGCAGATGGTACTCTAACTTATGTATCCGACAGGACTTCTCTAACATCAAAGAATAAATTCTCTGTTAGAGAAATCCTTAGAGCAGTAGCCTTCTTGAAAAATCACAATGCACAACCTATTGACGGTTCATTTGTATGTATTATTCATCCTGATGTTGAACTTGATGTTCTAACAAGCAAAGGCTTTACTGAACTTGTTAAGTACACAAACAATGTCGAAAGAGTTTATAACGGTGAAATCGGTAAAATCGGTATGGTCCGTTTTGTAGTATCGTCAATGGCAAAGAAATGGGAAAAGGCAGGTGCAAGCGAAACATCCGGTAAAGCAGATGTTTATAGTTCCCTTGTGCTTGCAGACGGTGCTTATGTTGTTGCAGAATATGAAAGTGGAGGCCTTCAGACATTCCTTAAACCAGTTGGTTCTGCCGGTTCTGCCGACCCACTAAACCAGCGTGGTACAAATGGTTGGAAGTTCACTCTTGCAGTAGCTAGAGTAGTTGAAGAGTATATGATCAGAGTTGAAAGTGGTGCTAGTGCTAATCCTTATTACACAACATCAGCTTAACTAAACTAATTAAATTATCCCACTACAATTAAGTAGTGGGATATTGAAGTATTAAAGGAGAAATAAAAGATGGCAAGAACATCAACTAAAGATAAAGAAAATGTTGTAGAAGAAGTTACAACTACATCAGTAACAACAGCAGAAAACGAAGAACTTAAAGCATTAAGAGAAGAAAATGCTCGACTTAAAAAACAATTAAAAGAAAAAGAAGAAACACCGGCAGTGAATGTAACTAATGATGAAGTAGCAATTGACTGTAACGGTAAGAAGTTTACACCTAGAAATGATGGTGGTGATGAACTGAGACGGAGAGGTTTATCCGAAGAAGTTGTTCAGAATGAATTAGAACTTCAAAAAGAAGTTACTATCATTCTTCCTAAAGATCAATTTAAGGATGTTGATGTAAGACTATATGACCCATTAAAAAATATTACTATTGCTATTCAGCGTGGTGTTCCGGTAAGAGTTCCGGGTTATATTGCAAAGTCTTTGGAACGTTCACAGAATGCAGATATTGTTACTGCAGAAATGATGAATAAAATGTCAAATGAATTTGCAGAACAGGAAAAAGAATATAATAATTAAATTTTAAGGGTGGTGGCTGGTTCACCACCCTTTATTTGTAGGTGATACTATGAAATTATCAGAGATTATTGATAGAGTACAACAAGAGTTTCCAGGCCAAGAAATGTTTACGGATAATTGGATAATTAATCAGTTATCAATACTTGACCAGAAAATTAAAAGAGATATTTTTGATACACACGATTGCTCTCTGAGGACAACAGAATTAGATAATTATAGCTTTGAAACTGACAGAAATACGGAACTATTAGTTAAAGCTCCGTATGATGATACATTATATACAGACTACATATTAGCAATGTGTAATCTAGAACTTAAAGAAGATGATGATTACAACATTAGAATCAATATGTATGAAAGTAAAGAAGAAAATTTGTGGAAAGCAGTAAACAGAAAATATAAGTTTATAGTTCCATATAAAGATTATAGATTTTAGGTGATGATAATATGTACCCAAAATTTAATAGAAGAAGAGAAAATACAATACCTATTTCTAACTTTCTAGGAATTAACAGAAGTAGAAATATTACATTTTCTAAGATTAGTCATTACAGCAGTAACTATCAAATTGAATTTACTGATATGAAAAACATGACAGATGATTATTATCCTATGTTTGGTAGCAGACCTAAAAGAGAAGCAGTAAGTAGAGTTAATACATTTGACAGAAACGCTATATGTAGTAATTTGCTTGTTTGCAACGATAGCTTAATGTGGCTAGAAAGTGATGGTATTATTTATCGCAATAATAGTGAATTTAGCAACTATTTTTCTACAGATGATTTTAATAAGAACATAAAAAGACAGTTAACCCTTATGGGAAACTATATTGTAGTTACTCCGGATAAGGTAAGGATCAACATCACTACAGGAGAAGTTGAACAAATTGAAAATACATTTTATTCAAAAAGTGGTTCTGGAGAAATCCAAACATCAAATAATCAAAATGATGTTCCTAGCATCCAACGATTTGTGATTAATACATCAATAGAACAATCAGAATTGGAATATGTAGGAGATACGGCAATTGATTTAACAGATGAAAGTTATCAAAAAACAAATGCTGAAGTAGATAGACTTGCAGCGTTCACTAAAATAGGAAATATAGTTGAATATTATGATTATGGGGAAAAGCCAGAAAGAAGTGATAACTGTACTGCAGGTTTATTTTTGCTTACTGATATAGAAAAAAACCAAACCGGTTATTTTAATAAACAAAAAAAGATATTCACAGAAGTTTTTGCAAACTATGCAAAAATTATCAGAACAGGAATTGGTAAAGGATTTTCTGTTGGAGATACAGTGGAAATAAGCGAGATTAATAATTCTTGCACTTCAAGCTACAAAGGAAAAATAGGTGATTGGGTAGATACACTTAATAGTGTTTTTACTATCTATGATGTAGCTGATGATTATATAGTTATCAATGCAGTTTTAGAGAAGTCAGTACCTTATAGTGGCCCTATTAAAGTATCAAGAACTATGCCTGATATGGACTTCATAATTGAAAGGAACAACAGACTTTGGGGTTGCTCATCAGAGAATCATGAAATATATTGTTGTGCAATAGGTGACTGCAAAAACTGGAATACATATCAAGATGCGATAGCTTCAGATAGTTGGGCTTGTACAGTAGGAACACAAGGAGATTTCACAGGTTTAACTAGAATTGGTGATTACTTATATTTTTTTAAAGAAAATTGTATACACAGAATATCTGGTGAATATCCAAGTAACTTTACGGATACAACAATATATCAAAGTGGTGTTGAAGCTGGTAGTGAACAGTCATTAGTGGCAGTAGGTTCATCACTCTATTATAAATCTCCGGAAGGTATTACTAAGTTTACTGAAGGATATGCCAATGAACTTATAAGTAATGCTGCATTTGATAGTCAAAGATATGTTAATGCCGTAGCAGGTAGGCACAAGAATAAAGTCTATATGTCATTGCAGAATGTTATTACTGGTGATTATGAAGTGTATGTCTATAATACTGACACAAACTTGATTATGAAAGAAGATAATACACAATTTATTTCTACAGTAACACTTAGAGATAATATGTACTTTGTTGATGCTCAGACAGGATACATAAATAGTATTTCAGATAATAATGTTTTTACTGATTTTGCAAGTTACATTCTTCCTGAGAGATTAGCAGAACAAAGAACATTTAATCTTCATGGTAACCAAAGATTGTTTGGTGATGTTGACGGTGATGGTGAAATAACACAAGCTGATGTTGAATTGCTAAAAAAATATACTGCACATAAAGCAGATTTGAATGAAGATGCTTTAACTTCATCAGATGTTACATCTGATGGAAAAATTAATATTAAAGATGCAACTGCATTAACAAATTACGTACACGATATGAAATTAGTGTATGAAGACGATATTAGTTGGAGTTTTACAACCGGTAATCTTTTTGAAAGTAATTTGGAAAATGAAAAAATCAAAAAATTACAAATTAGAGCTGAGATAACAGGTGATGCAGAATTACTAATTCTAACTAATAATAATTCACATTATCAAAAAATTAAGGAATTTAAAGGTCTTAAAAATCAAAATGTGTATGTACCTATCTTTGTACAAAGATGTGATTATTTGAAAATTAAAATGCAAGGAACAGGCACTATTATACTTAAGTATATTGATATTACATATCTTGGAGGTAGCAGCAAATGAGAAGATTATCACATATTAAGGTTGATACAAGAAATATAACTGATGTTATAGCTCAGTACAATAAGGCGGTAGATATTATTAACAACAACCTGTCTAGCATTGGAACTGAAAATTTAAATCAACAATTGCTATCTACACTTAAAGATATTCAGAATGATATTAAAGCTATCAAGAAAAAGCTAGGAGTGAAATAAATGAAATCAAGTGTAAAAACACAAACGGCATATAAGAACTTGAATAAGGCTACTAAGAAATATCAGTCAACTGCTAACAATGCACCTTCGTACAAAGATAGTGGAAAGACCAAGTCTGCATATAACCAATGGACAAGTTACGAGAAGAATAATAAGCCTGGTGAATATGCTGGAACATGGGCTGATGTTCTTAATCAAAAAGTCACCAATTATATTAATCAAGATCCATACTCATATAAGAGTCAAAATGATGCAAGTTATCAAGCTGCTAAAGACCAGTACACAAAAACTGGCCAACAAGCAATGAAAGACACTATGGCACAAGCTTCAGCTCTTACAGGTGGTTATGGCAATACATATTCTCAATCTGTTGGCCAACAACAGTATAATGCTCAAATGGATAATCTATCTCAAAAAGCTATTGAGTATGAACAACAGGCATACAACAGATATGTTGGTGACAGAGAACAACAACTTAATACAATTAATGCATTGCAAAACTTAGATAATACTGAGTACAGCAGAAATAGAGATGCAATTAATGATTACAATACTTTTTTGAATTATCTGCAGAACAAATATACAACACTAAAAAGTGTTGATGATGATACATTCAATCGTGAGTACAATATCTGGCAGCAACAACTTGGTGCACAGGGTACATTGATGTCTACTGCACAAAACAATTATCAGTACGAAAATACAAATGATATTAATAATTATCAATTTGGTGTTAATACTGATTTACAAAAGCAGCAGTTAGCAGAAACAAAAAGAAAGAATACTGCTGATATTAAGCTAGGTCAACAGCAACTAGCAGAAACAAAAGCAAGTAGATTAGATACTAGGAACTACAATAATAAGTTGTTGAAAACAAAAACAACAACTTCATCAAAGAAAACAGGTAGTTCAAATAATTCTAATTCTACACAAGGAAAAGTTACTATTAAGTCTATTGATAAGATTGTTGAGAATGGAGCTAAGATGTACAAAGATGGTACGACAGCACAGTTGGCAAGATACTTGAATAATCTACCTTCTAGTTATGATAATTATATTGGAGATATTCTTGCTCAAATAGGACTATCCCCTAATTGGCTTGATAATTTCTATGCCGGAAAAGTGGCAGCTATTCAAAAATAAAGGAGTCAAATATGTCAACATACTTAGAACGAATGAAGAAGAAAAAAGAGGAAGAGCAATCTCCCTCTTATTCTACTTATTTAGAGAGAAAAGAAGCAAAGAACATTCTGAACGGAACAGATACATTCCTTCAAGATTATAGTGATTTAGTAAATAATCATAATAATACATTGAAAAGTGCAAATAAGTTTCAAAAGAATAATCAACTTAGTAATGATGACTTACATACAAGTATCATAAACGATAGTGATAATTTCAATAATTTAAGAGATAAGCTATCAAAATTCAGAAATGAATTTGTACAAAGATATGGCGAAAAATCTGTATCTAAGATGGAAGATAGACTGTCTAATTTAGGACAGTCTATTAAGTCAACAAGTAAGAATATTGAAACCATAAAAAATCAAAAAAGTGAAATTAATGCAATTAAAGCTGAAGCTGAAAAACAGTCTGATGCTTTATTTCCTGGTCAAAAAACACAAAGCAACAAGGTTTCATCTCTTGAGGTTAATGAAGCAAAGCAACTTACTGGTAAGCCAACAGATATATTGTTTAATAATCCTGCTACAGCAGAACAAGATGAAGCATTGGTAAAGAATACAAGAGGTTACGCTAATAAGTATGCTAATATGTCTTATGCTCAGCTTAAAGATTCAGTTGCTAAAAATTCAAATTCTATGTCTGATGATGAAAAGAACTTTGTTCAAAAGCTCAAAACAACAAGACTAAGAGAAGAAGGTACTGCAGAAGATGCTAAAAATGAGTATGAACAACTAATTAAAAATGGAGCTAATGAAAATAGTCCTGAGGTGGAACATCTTAAAGGAATGTACAAGGAAAAGTATGATAGCGAAAACTACAGTAAACTATCAAAACTATCTGATGATGATGTAATCAAAGCTTTATATAGTGATGTTACAACAGGCTATGGTGCTGACCCTTCAACACAGAATTGGCAACAACAGGAACATTTCAAAAAAGATGATGTTAAATCATATATTACTAATTATGGTTCATTATCTTTACTTAAAAAATATAGAGATTATTTAAAAGAAGATGGCGAGTACACAGAAAGAAACGAATTAGCACATTCTTTACTGTCAAATACTGATGCATTTGATAGTACAAAAAATAAGAATGAAGATGAAATTAATCAGCTTGATGATATTATTAAAATAAAAAAACAAGAAAACTATATTGATGACACATATAAAGAACTTTCCAAAAGTCACGATTTTGGAAAGTATGGTTTTGTTGCGAAAGGTAAAGACTTAAAAAACATAACAAGCAAAGAAAAATATGATATAGTTATTGATTACTTAAATAATAAGTTTGGTGGTTCTTCTGATGAAGCAAAAGGTTTTAAAGATAACACTAATACTTATAGCAATTATGTTACTGCACAAGAAGACAGACAAAAAACACAAGAGTTTGCTAAAGAACACCCGGTGTTAGGTACACTGCAGTCAATAGTAACTAACTTAGGAAATTCTTTATCTTTGCTTCCTTTGGCTGATACAGTTGACAGTGTTGTTGGTATTGATATAGATACAAATGATAAGTTACATACTATATCAAGATTAACAAATGACTTGCGTGAAGGTGCTAAAAGTAATTTAGGAGAAACAGGACAGTTTATCTATGATACTGCAATGTCAGCAGTTGATAGTGCATCATATGTTGCAATGGGTAATGCTTTAGGTGTAGCAGGTGAAGCTGCAGGTATTGCTAATGCTACCAACTATGTTCCTGAGATAGTTAATGGTCTTATGAGCAACATTGTGGCACAACAAGCTATTGTTGAAGGTAAGGAAAAAGGTTATAGTGATACTAAAGCAGTGTCAATGGGTATTATTCAAGCAGCAATAGAAGCAATCACAGAGCAATATAGTCTTGATAGCATCATCAAACATCCTAATTTGTTGAAGGGTGCATTAGTTGAAGGTTCAGAAGAAGTTGCATCTAATTGGCTTAACAATGTTGTTGATGCAGTTGCAAACGGTGACAAGAACAGATATAGACAAGCTATTGATGAATATAGAAAAGAAAATCCTAATGCTTCTGACGGTGAAGCATTGGCAAGTGCCATTTGTGATAGCTTTAAGGATGACGGACTATCATTTATTGCAGGTGGTTTGTCCGGTGCTGCTATGTCAGGAACACAAGTCGGTATTAATAAGGTAAAGCAGTCATCAATAGATAGACAAGTAAGAAATAGTAATATAGAAACTTTAGATAGTATTATCAATAATGACCAGTTTAAAGATACGGAAGTTCAGCATCAAGCATCTGTTTTGAAAAATAAGGTAAACAACAATGAAGAAATTACCCATACTGACGAGTTAAAGCTACAGAACGCACGAATGCGTACTGCACTTAAAAATATAGTACCAGAAGAAGTAATTAACAATACAGCAGCAAAAAGTGATATAGAAGTTGCAACTGAAAATGGAACAGAAAAGGTTAAGGCATCTTTTGGAACAAAACATCCAAACGGTATTTTAGCTACTGTTGATGGTACTGATACTAAAGCAGTTACTAACATTGTTTCATCTAATAGTGGAAAAATGACACTACAAACAGATACTGGTGATACTGTACAACTTGAAGATGTACAGTTTAATAGTCCATCACAGAAAGCTATCTTTGAACAAGCGTCAAAGTATGATACTAATGGTGCAAAGCAATATATAATTTCAGTTGACAATTTCAAAGGCAATTCCAAAAACTTTAACATTGCATTTGATACATTATATAAGGCTGGTAATACAGGCAATACATATGAAAATGTTGTCGAAAATAAAGAGATTAATAAAGCTAATAAGATTCTTGGTCAACAAGCTATGAATGTTTTTAATTCCGGTTTAAATGATTATCAAAATGCAATTTCAGAAAATCAAAGACTAACTGATTTAACAAATGAAACATTAGAGCATTTTAAGACTATGTATGATGTTGCTAATGAAGAAACAAATAAGAACTATGTTTATAAAGATGGAATTCTTACTTCTGCTGATATTGACAAACCATCAGAGCAACAAAGTAATGTGTCAGAAACACAGAATAGTGTTCAAGAGCAACAGAATGTTGAAAATACTGGAGCAGAAAAAACATCTAATAGTATTAACTATGACAACAAGAATAAGCTATTTAACGAACTTGTTACAGATTATGCCGGTAATGAAAGTGAATTCACAGACCTTTATAACAAAGCATATACAGCAGGCTTTAGAGGTGTGTCATATAAAAGTGTTGCAAATAATATCAACTATGCTAATGTTATTCGTGAACTAGGTAGTAAGAATGTTCAGAGAATTATTGAACTTGGTAAAGCTGATAGTATAGCAAGAGTTAAAGAATTTGTGAAAAAAGAAACACCAACTCAAAATAATAAAGTTGGTGGTAAGGTCATTGTATCTGATTCAGCAAAAAGTAAAGTCAATGATACTTCCTTGTATGAACATATTGCTAACAAAATTGGCTCTGATATTTATATAGAAGATATTAAGGACAAGCGTATCAATGGTTATTTAGATAAAGATGGTATTCATCTAAACGCTAATCATGGCCAAGAAGGTATGTTGTTTGCAGTATGCCATGAAGCTATCCACAAACTTAAGTTAGCTAATATCAAGGGTTACACAGAATTAAAGAATTTTGTTATGGATGTTCTTACTGATAGTGGTGTGAACATTGACAGTAGAACTATGGATGTCATTAATAGTTATAGTGATACAGATAGTCTTGATATTAATAATCTAACAGAAGAAGCTGAAGAAGAAATAATAGCTAATGCTTTTGGTTCAATTATCAGCAACGAAAAAGCTATGAAAAAAGCTTATTCTCTACCATCATCAAAGAAGAAAAATCTTGTATCTGCAATTAAGTCAATCATCAACAAACTAAAAGAATTTTTGAATAAGCTATCAAACCAAATGCCAGAAGTAAAAGCATTAAAGGACAACATTAATGCTCAAATTAAAATGGCAGAAATCTTTGCAAAGAATGTTGAACAGTCAAATTCTAATACTGATAGTAAGAATAAAAAATATCTATATCTAGGTACAGAATCTAAAACTGCTAATATATCAAATCTTAATAAAGCAAAAGAAATGGAAGAAGATGGAGCATCATCTGAAAACATTAGAAAGACTACAGGTTGGTTCAAAAGTTATGATGGTAAGTGGAGATATGAAATTAGTGATAAAGATATTCAGTATTCAAGAGATGGTAAGTTTACTAATGACCCACAGTTAAATAGAAAAAATGAACTCTTTAATAAGTTTCTTATGGGTACTATTACATCCGAAGAGATGAATGAATATAGTAACCTGAATAGTAACAGAGCAGTAAAGCCGGTATTTCTATCAGATTTTGTAAAGCATGATAAATTGTTCAAATCTTATCCTCAGCTAAAAGATGTAACACTTTCTATTGATAGTGATATGGCCGATAGAGAAAAAGGCTTTTATGATAATGGACTAAAAGAAATACATATCAATAGTAAATTAACCGGTGATGAAGCAGTTAAAACAATTCTTCACGAAGTACAGCATGCAATTCAACACATAGAGAAGTTTGCTACCGGTGCAAATGGTAGTAATGAAAACTATAATAGAGTTGCCGGTGAAATTGAAGCTAGAGATAGTGCTCATAGAAGTAACTTTACTGAAGAACAAAGAAAAAACATCCGTCCTGATATTGACAGAACAGATGTAGTATTTGCTAATGATAATAAATATAAATATTCATATTTAGAATTAAATAATAGTAACAATAAAGAAAAAACTTCTTTAGCAAACATTATTATTAAAAATATTGATACAATTCCTAACAAAGAAGTTTTTAATGTAAATAATGAGTTTGTTTACAGGGACAAAAAGCCTAGTGAAGCTGTATGGCAATATTTTAAATCATTAGGTAATATAGTATATAACAATGAACTAGGTATAGTAGAATTAACTCGTAAAGGAGCAAAATCTACGGTAAGTGGAGCACATCAATTCAATGAACTTAAAACAAATGCAATTTATGCTATTAAAGATGTTATAGAAAAAGGAAAAATTATATCGCATGAAGCTAATTATGATGCACAAGGTGTTGATAGATATATTATTGTGGGTAAAGGAACAATTTTAAATAAGTCATGTTGTGTTGGTGTTATTATTAAGTCTTATCCACAAAACACACAGATGAATTCAAAATTTTACATTCATGATGCAATAACAATAGAGGTAAGTTCAAAAAAACAGACCCGGTCGCACGAAGCGATTTCTCGGGTAAATAATGAACTTACCTCTGTATCGAGAATATCACACAATAATGAAACTGTCAATAATAATTTTGCAGATGAAAGCAGAAAATTAGGAGCGAACTTACCTGGTAAGAAGTTTTCTATCTTTGAAGATGGTACAAAAAAGAACCTTGTTGCTATGCACAACCTTAGTGCAGATAATCTTGAAACTGCACTAAAGCGTGGTGGCTTCCCTATGCCAAGTATAGCAGTTACAAAGGATAACATCTCACATAATGACTTTGGTGAAGTTAGTGTTCTGTTTGACAAAGACACCATTGACCCTGAGATTAATAACAACCATGTTTATGGTAGTGATGTATATTCGCCAACATATCCCGGTCTTGAATACAAAGTCAACGAAAATAAGAGCAAAGAGGTATATGATTATTTCAAGGATGAATTAAAAAACAAGGATATGGCTTTTAAAGTTAATCCGGTAAACTTTAGTTCAACTAATTTAAGTAACAAGATTAATTCACTAAAAGGTGAAGATAACTTTATTGATTCTCTTAAGAGTAATTATGAAATGAAAAACTTCTATCTCTCTCTTAATAATAACGAAGTTAAAAAGGTTAAAGATTTAGTTAATGAAGAAGTTGAAGAAGTTGATGAATTAACTGCTGATTTTTATAATTATCTCTACAATAATATGAATGAAGAGATGAAAGAAATTAAAGACTTAAGTAATCGTGAGTGGTTTAAAAAGTATAAAGAACAATTTAATTCTGTTACCCAATCATACATAGACAAGTGGAAAGGTTCTTCTCTTGCATCCATTAAAGAATTTATTGCTAATGAAGCACGAAAGAACGGAATTAGAATTGCTGCTACTGTTAAGAAAGTTTTAAACTATAAAAATAATAACGGTAAGATTGTCAATACAACAACAGTAAAAGATTATGACGGTGCTAAGAAAGAAATTGATAAGAGAATTAATCAGAAAGATTATGAACAGTGGCTTAAAGCCACATTTAATGGAATTGTTGAAAAGACAGGTATAAGAAAGCCAAATGTTGATGCTTATACTTCTAGAGGTGATAGAAAAAGTTTTGAACAACTGCACTATGCTGATACATTAGACAATATTGTTAAGGCAATGAAAGATGTTCAAAATGGCGAAAGTTTCTTTGGCGGCAATCAGTTATGGGCCATTGGTTCAAAAGAGTACAGCAGTATTAAAGACATTAAAGGTGATTCATCTAGACTACAGATGTTAAGTGATGAAGAACATAGTGAAATCAAAAGTGAATTAGGTGTAAGATTTCAAAATATTGCTAAAGAACTTGTCAATAACACTGATTTAATGAGTTTAGATTCAGCTTATAATAATATAGCTGATGCAGTCAGACATTCAAAGAATGAAAATCAAATGCTGAAGTACCTTAAAGAATATTATCCTACTACTGCAACATCAGAGATAGTCAATGAAATAGTTAATCTACTTGATGATGTAAGTAATATGCCAACAGGTTACTTTGAAGCAAAGCCACAGAGAGTTATTTCTCCTGGTGAAATCAAAGCAGTTGTTATTCCGGCCGGAACATCAGCTAACGTAATTGAATTATTAAAGAAAAATAATATTCCTTATTATGAATACTCTTCTGATGAAAACAGAACTGTTGCAACTCAACAAGCTATTAATGATACTAAAATTCGTTTTTCTAAGTTTTCTGATAAAATCAAAAAAGAAGAAACACGAAGTGAAAAAGCATTAAAGATGACGAATGAAACCTTGTCAGAACTTCTAAATATGACAGAAGAAAAAGGTTTCGTTGATGATGATAAAGTCTATCAAGAAGTTGCAAAGAAAATTTTGAAAAAATATAACTGTAATTTTTCTTCAAAAACTTTTGCTGAGAATGTAAAAACAGTTGTGAATTATGCAAATAATCAAAAGGTACTTGATAATAATGATTATATTAACCAGCTTACATATGTTGCTAATGAAGCATTAGACAAGCATGGAAGTATCAAAGATAATTTTGCTGAAGAAAGAAAAGTTGTTAATGACTATTTCAGTAAAAAGAATTTATTGCTATCAAATAAGCAGAAAGAAATTCTTGACTTTGGCATAGGTGCAAATACATTCATCAATAAAATGTATGGTATGGCCAACATAGTGACTGACAGTAACTTGTTGTCTTCAGATAGTAATACTATGTACTTAAAAGAAGCATATGAGAGTTTGCAAGATGAATTAGGAATTGATTTTCTTCCTATGGCTACTGAAGAAGAAATGCCGGGAAGATTGTTACAACTCAAAGAACTTTTAAAGCCACAGATTAATATTGACGGTATGAATAGATATGATGTATCTATGAATATGGTTCAAGATTTTGTTACTGAACTAGCAAAGAGTAAATACTCTAATAAAAATACTGAGATAACAAAGAAGATTAATCAGCTGGTTTCTCAACAGAAACAATGGAACAACGAACTGAAAAAAGAGTATAATCAAAAGCTTAGAGAAGAAAAGAAAAAGTATGAAAACAATCTTAAAAAATATCAATCTGAAGTTGGAGATTATAAACAAAAGATAACATATGAAAAGCATCAGAAAATCAGTGATTTAAGAGCAAAGCAAAAGGATACTCTTGAATTATATAAAGATAGAAGAATGCAGACAGTCTATAAGGACAAGATACGCAGAATGTGTAGTAGATTGGGCAAAATGATTAATACGGAAATAAGAAAAGAAGGTATTCCTTTACCTACTAAGCTTATTAGAACTATGTCTAGTCTTGCTGATATTATTGATCCTGGTACTACTCGAAACGGTAACAAAGTCACAGGCTATTCAACTTTCATGAAGTTAAAGTCTATCTATGATGGATTAAAAGAAGCTGATAATGAAGCTAACCAAGGTTCTGCTGAGGGTATTTATGCACTGCACTATCAAAAAGCTATTTCAAATTTAATTGAAGAATTAGCTGTACAAATTGACGAAACACCTCTTAACAAGCTAAATGGCTATCAGATTAAAAAAGTTTATGATACTTTGCATATGGTTGAAAATAACTTTAGAGATGCTAAAAAAGTTATAGTTAAAGGTAAAACAATTGAATATAGCAAACTAGGCATACAAACCATATATGATTTAAGAGAGGTTAGAGGTAATCTAAGAAAAAACTCTGATAAGAATAAATGGATTGTGCCAAAACTTAATAAATACTCAAACTATCTATTAGATTTTACTCGTTTTATTAAAAAAGTTGTTGGATATAATGAAGAATCACCACTATACCAGCAGGCTATGGAATTCGATAAAGCAGATAGTAAAGAAGCAAAAATTAGAATGGAAAGCAAACAAACTTTTGAAGATGTTTTTGCAAAAATGAAAGCAACAAAAGCAGAAGGTTATAAGCACAAATCTGTACTAGATGTGTTTGACGGTGAAAATGCTAAAATGCTTGATTTTGGACTTAAAGATAGATTTACCGGTGAGCCGGTGAAAATATCTGCAGCTATGGCAGTAAGTATCTATCAAATGAGTAAGAACGAAGATAACAAAAGGCACTTTGTTTTTGGACAAAAGAATGGTAGAAATGTTGATGTCCCTGGCGGTTTAAATATTCCCAATAATGATTTATGGCAAAAAGGAAAGAAATCAGAAGCAAGAAGTCTTCATCATACAGTAGTTATGAGCGAAGGAACTTTAGATAAGATTTCTAAATATGTAATTAATAATGAATTGTTATTAGAATTATCTAATGCCACAGATAAATTTTTTAATGAAGTTTCAAGAAAATATATAGATGAAACTGCTAAAAGATTATATGGCTATCCTATCAGCATTGAAAGTCATTACTTTCCTATTAACACTAATAAGAATTATATTAAGACGGAATTTGAAACTGTTGTTCTCAATGCTAGTCTTGAAAACAAAGGCTTTACTAAACATAGAACTAATGGTCATAATCCAATTTGGCTTGATGATGTTACAGAAGTTATTAATAATCATATGAATGGTTTAGCAAAATATGCTGCATATACACCAATCATAAGAGATTTTAAGAAAGTATATAACTATACTGCACCGGATTACCAAACAAGTGTTGAGGATGAAATCGAAAAAAGATGGGGTGCTTCTGCAACTCAGTACATAGATAACTTTATGAAGGATTTACAGAAACCTTATACCTCTAAGCCGAGTTTATCAAAATGGAGAGGTAGATTCGCTCAAGCTGTACTTGCTATGAATTTGTCAGTAACTATGAAACAAGCAGCATCATATCCAACTGCAGCAGCAATTATTGGATATAAACCATTAGCAAAAGCACTAGCATACGGCGAAAATGCAGAAGGTGAGAAGAAAGTTTTATTTTATAGAGCTAATAGAGCAGAGATTAACTCTATGACAGGTGTTTTCTTTGACCGTTACCAAGGTGATAATACAGCAGAAATGAGAGAGTTTATTACTGATAATGGTTGGGCTAAGAAAGTTCCTTACCTAATGAACTGGATACAAAAAGCTGATGTAGCTACTACAGGTCGCTTGTGGCAAGCATGTAAGTATTATGTTGAAGATGAACTAAAAATTCAGAAGTATAAGGAAAACGGTAAAGAATATACTGATGAATATAAGGAAGCACTTGTAGATACATATGAGAAAGTTATCAAGAATACTCAGCCTATGTATTCTACAGTTCATAGACCGGCTGTTCTCCGTTCTCACAATGAATTAATGAGAACTCTTGTAATGTTTAAGACACAAAGTTTCCAAAACTTTGGCATAATGTTTGAGGCAACAGGTAATTATCGAGCAAAGGCTAAAGCATATTATAGTAGCAAAACTGAAGCTAATAAAGTAGCATTAGATAAAGCAAAGAAACAATTTGTTAGAAGTATTAGTTCTCAAATTGTTGCAGGTATGACACTGTCAGCAATGGCATTATTATATAATGCTATAATTCATAGATTAGATAGATATAAAGATGATGAAGGAGAATTAACCTGGTTAAGTATTCTTTCAACATTTAGTTCAGACTTTATGGAAACAATGAGTGGTTGCGTTTTATGGGGTAATGAAGCTTATGAAGTTATTTCAAACATAATCAAGGTATCTAATGGTGGAACTGTTTATAACTCTGATATAGTTGATTTAGGTGTGTTTAATACTATTAACGACCTTCAAGATGCTATAATCGGTATGCTTAGGACTTGCTTTGCAGATGAATTTGATGGAGATAAATTCGTCAAATATTCTTACAAGATTGCTTCATGTGCTGCAAAAGCATTAGGAATACCACTTGATAATGCGAAAAATATCATAATGGGTGGTGTTAATCTTGTTAAGGATTGTGTAGATAATGGTTCACCTTTAGCATTCAAAGCAGGTAGTAATATTTCATTATCAACTAGTGATTATGCTGAACATTTGTATGAATATCTTGTCAATAATGATAAAGAGGGTTATACAAAGCTATACAATAAAGCAATGGCAGACGGTATTGACAGTAAAAAAATTCAAACTGCTCTCAAAGAGCAACTTGTTGGTAATGAGTTTGTACAGAAAGCTGCAGTAGCACTTCATAATGATGATATTAATACATATGAATCTAGTTCTAAGGTGCTAATACTTCAAGGTTTTGATGCTGATACTGTCAAGAAAGCAGTTGACTCTTATATTTCTCAATATTTAGAAAAAGAGGAAGATAAGAAAAAAACGAAGATTAAAGATGATTATACAGAAAAAGAATTGTTTGATAATAATCAAGGCCAAACAGCACAATATAGTTATGATGACCTTTGGAGAGCAAAAGAAAGTGGTAGTAGTACATATAGTACAATCTATAATGCTTTGATTGCTCAAGGTAAAAAGCCTAGTGCTATTAAGTCAGCTATGAAAGCAAGAGAAAAGAAAAAGGAAGAACAGAATAATTAATATGCAGAAGAGGTTAGCATTTAGCTAACCTCTTCTTGTGTTTTGTTAGAATATCAAAAATTATATAATATTTATTAAAGGATGTGATGAAGTGTGAATACTATCCCATTTAAAGTAAATAAGAATATTATTCAAAAAATAGGTGGTTATTCCATAGCAAGTTCAGAAAATAACTATACAAAGTTTGATTTTCAATTCTCTGATGATTGGAACAAGGTTGGAATACAAGTATCAGCTACTATGTTTTTTGATTCAGATAAAATACCAGATCCGGTTTTTCTTACTATGAGGAACGATAACACAGGTTATTGCTATTTACCGTCTGCACTAAAAGATGAACACGGAACACTCAAACTTGGACTAACTGGTGTTTATGCTGATGATAATAATGAAAAAGTTGTTATTAATACATTACTAATATCATTAACAGTAGGACCAGGAGCATATATGACCAAGTACCCAGCTAATGATGTATACAAAGATATGTTAGCTAGAATAGCTTCATTTGATAAATCAAAGCAAGACAGATTAATTTGTAAGAATGGTATTACTATTGATAAGGATAGTAACATTTTTGTTGATGATGATTATGTAATTACAACCGGTAATATTCCCAAATATGTTGATCCAATAAAAAAAGAAATTGAACAACTAGAGAAAAATAAATTAAATGGTATGACTATTAGATGTACTGATTTATCTGAATTATTAAATTATGAACCTGGTATTTATCTAGCCCTTTTAAATTGTGCAGGTTTTTATGATACAACGCAGTTAGAAGAATGTGAAGTACTTATTGATGAATACGGAATTACTATCTATATAGTACAAGCAGGGTTATTTTATTTCATTACAAAAGAGCAAGTTTCCAATGGTAAAATGCCTAAGAAACTTAATCTAAACATAAATGAAATTGATGCATGCTTAGCAAAAAAAGCAGACAAAATAGATGTAGATAATTCGATTGATGAAATAAAAGCCGATTTAGATACTAAAGAAAATGCTTCTAACAAGAAAAATGCTATTGACGGAAGCTCTGTCTTTTATCCTAGCAACATAGCTGTTAAGAACTATGTTGCTAAAGAGCTAATTGAACCTAAATCGGAAATTGCTCAATTGAAACTTAGTAAGTCTGATTTAGTGCAAAGTCATAATATGTTCGATTGGGACAAACTATTAACAACAAAAAGTAATATCTTTACTGTTAGCAAAATAGAAGATGAAGGTTATCACATTACAGGAAGAACAGCCAATAGATACAGTCAAATATTATCTAATCAGGAGTTATCGCTAGAAGATGGCGATTATTATCTCTGTGATAATGTGACCAATAATGCAACTGTTTCTGTGTGTTGTCAGTTGATTTTAATAGACACAGATGGATACCGTACGTATTACAACAATACGAAGGTAACAATAGATAAATCTAAATATACAAGCATATTTTTGTCTGTGCAAACAGATGCATCAGTTGGTGAAGTTGATTCTGTCATTTATCCAATACTATGCAAATATGAAAATATTAACATTCCCTATCTACCTAATAAGGTAGCAGATGGCGTTTCCTTAATTGCTAGACACATTGCTGATACAAAAAAATATACAGACCACAACCTTGATACAAAGGAAAATATATCTAACAAAATTGATACAATCAACTTTCCCAGCACAACCTACTATCCATCAAGTAAAGCAGTATGGGACTATGTAAATTCTAAAATTTCAACACTA